ATTGAGGTTGTCAGAGGGGATTGGGGCGTGACGCAAACGCGTTACACCCGTCTCTCCGGCATCCCAGACACGTCCTATTTCCTCAAGGTTCGATCGCCGCTGGGAGGTGATCCTGTTGGTCGTTTTGCGACAGCGATGTCGTTGATGGTCCAACTGTTTGACCCCCCTTGGGGGGCCAAACGCGAGCAAAGAGCGCCACGATCGTTCAAGGTGAACAAATCGTGGTGAAACCAACTGGGCAAGCAATTGCCTCACCCTATGGAGTCAAAACTCTATGTCTGCGCAAACCAGTCTCGTCTTGAATGACGGACAGTCCACTCCGGTGGCCAAAACTTTCTCGGCTCGCGGTGCCGACATGCAGCTCGCTGTGTGGAAGGACATCGCTTCGGGGATCTCCATCGGTTTCCCCACTGTTACTCTCTCGAACAAAGAGCGGAACGGGAGCAACGGCACTTTTCGTGTCGAAGCCCGCGTTACGCTCCCCGTTCTGGAGACGATCAGTGGTGACGCCGGTGGTTACACCCCCTCGCCGAAGGTCGCCTACACCATGCTCGGAAAGGTCGAGTTGATCTCGCCCAACCGCGCGACGGTGCAGAACCGGAAGGATCTCCGTGCCTTCGTCGCGAACCTTATGGGTCACGCGGTGATGACGGAAACTTTCGTGGACTTTAATCCCCCGAACTAACCTAAGAGGTGCAATCATGGTTCCAAACCCTGAGGTCGCAGCCTACCCTGTGCTCACAATTGGAGCAGCTACGCTAACCTTCTCGTGCCGCGCGCGTCAAACGCAAGGTACGGGGAGTTTCAGCATTAGCAGCCCAGTTGTTTTTGTGGATCTGGTCATCTCGTTCCCTTCGGGGCGCGATGATGTTCAGACTCTGCAAGCACTTCGGCAAATCTGCGCACAACACCTCTTGAACAACAGTGCCTTCACGTCCTGGTGGGCGCCAGAAAGCGGTACGATAGAGCAGAATATCCGGGTTGCCCTGGATAGCTGTTCTGTCGACGCCTCTGTCGCTACCAAGGCGTGGGGCCTGATGTTCGATGGTCAGTTCGGC